TGATGCAGAGTCGGTGGGACTTTACAGACAATACTAATCCCGGTAAGTGGGCTGCTGAAGTACAAGTCTATCGCCAACCTAGACCTTTCTTAGCAGCGCCATTTCAAGACTTTGACGACGGCTATCCGCTTGTTATTAGTAAGAACAAACTACGGGGCCGAGGTAAAGCTGTACAGTTTAAGTATAGTTCTGAATCTGGTAAAGACATGAAGATTGTAGGGTGGACAGGAACATTCGTGGGGTCTACTAATGTTTAAAATTGTTGACAACAGTGCGTGCACTTTGTACTTAGATTTTAAAGAAGATGTAGCTTTTATTTATGGAGAATTACGTACATTTAATAAATCTTCATATAAAGACACGGCTAATAAATGGGTTTCTACACTAGAAGCTTTACGTAATGAAGGTTACGATAAAGTGTACACACAAATTAAAAAAGAATACGAAAACGTAAAGACATTTCAAGAACGTCTTGGATTTAAAGAAGTCGTTGAAACTGACACCGATTTAATTATGGTAAAGGAATTATAATGTGTGAACCACTAACTATTTTGGGTGCTATTAGTGCTGTAAGTAGTGTTGCTGGAATGCAAGAACAAAAAAAAGCAGCGGCAGCACAACAACGGCAATATCAAGCAGAACAACGCAAAGCAGAAGTCCAGAACGTTCGTTCTGTACGTCAACAAATCCGCGAAGCTCGTTTAGCTCAAGCCGCTATGACTAACGTAGCTGCACAAACAGGTGGCATGGGTGGCAGTGCACTGGCTGGCGGTATTTCTAGTGTCGGTACACAGTTTGCAGGTAACTTAAATTACATGCAGCAAATTGCTGAACAAAACACTGCTATTGGCGCAGCGGCTGCACAAGGTGCTCAAGCCATGAGTAATGCTGCAGTGTATGGTGCTATTGGTAATTTAGGAGGTACTATTTTTCAAGGAATGGGTGGTTTTAAAGCACTTAATGCTCCAAAATCTGCTCCTGTTGTTGGCCCATACGCACAAAGTAATAAATAAAACATTATGGACGAATTTGATATTTACGAATTGCCGCAACAACAAGAGTATGCTGCAGTACCTGCAGTAAACAACACATTAGCTGTGTTACTTGGTGCAGATACAAATAGTGTTGAACAAGTTGCTCAACAAACTGCTACTATGGGGCCAGCATATGTTGCTGCTGAACGCGCACGTTTAGTTCGTCAAGATAATTTACTACTTCTTAAAAGCGCAACTTTAGAACTTGCAAAACAAAACAACGCTCCTGCTGTAGAAAAAGCTTTTGCTGAAATTAAAGCTGCAGAAGCAAAAGCGGCAGAACCTCAATCTTTTCACGACGATGTAAAAGATAGCGCAGAAGAAGTTATTGAGCGCATAAGTATTTCTATGGGTAAAAGTCGTGATGAAGTAATTAGCCTAGCTAAACTTTATTCGGCAAACACTGCTACTCGTGCTGCTTTAGAAGTAGCTGCTACTAGTTTAGAAAAACGTGGCACTGTAGGACAGTTAGCAATGGGGTTTAGTGGTGCACAATCTGCTGTAGACGTAGGACGTTTAACACCTATTCTAAATCGTGAATTAGAGAAACTTGGATATGAAGGAGAACGTGCTTTTTCTTTTCAATCAGGTGTTAATGCTTTCTTAGATACATTACGTTCTATTCCGCCTGATGATCGTGGTAAAGTAATTTTTAATATTGGAGAAGTATTAAAGCCTGTTGTAGGAGAAAAAAATACACAACGATTTTTTGAAGCTGCTTTACAAGGATTTTCAGGTTCTACTACAGACGCACTTTTTTCGTCTTTAGACCTTTTAATGCTAGGTTCATTGTTAAAAGCAGGTGCTAAAGCAGTTGTAAATACTACTCGTGGAGTAGCACTAGCTCGTAAACTAGGTGCCGAAAAAACTGCAGTAGATGAAGTAGCTAATCAAATTGCTAGTGGTACAAACTCTTTAGGTGTAACTACAATTGAGGCTGTAGATGCAGCAATTACTGCACGCACATTACTATCTAAAGAATTAGATGGCGTGTCGTCTGCAGTACAACAAGAACTGCGTACTAGACTAGAAAAAACGCTAGCTGATTTAGACAATACATTGTATAGTGGTGGTGCTAATGCTGCAGAAGTAATTGCAACAAAAGAACGTTTACAACGCATTTATTCTACAGAAAATAATGCTGCAATTATTACTAGTAAAGTAAATGCAGACACAGCTACTGGTAAAATTGCAATTGATGTAACTTATGGCAACAGTGCTGGTAAACCCTTTAATACACCAGAAGAAGCTCTTGCTTACTACAAGAATATTAAACGTGGTGATTTAGAAGTTGTTCCTGTAGCAGGAAAAACAGATGAAATAGCAGAAGCTATTTTAGATATGGACAGTCGCATTGCAGGGTTGACTAAAGAACTTAATGAGGCAAAGTTTGCGCCTCGTATGGGTTCTTCAGGCACTGTAGATGATGTTAAAAAAGCTTTTCCTCTACTAAACGAACAAGTTAAAGGTGTTGCTGGCCCTACTAGTTATCAGCTAGTAATGCCGTCTAAAACTGTTCGTGTATCGGAAGCATGGCAAACTGTACGAGAAACAGCAACTGGCCCTGAAAAATTTGTAGTTGACAAAATTGTTGATTTGCTGCCAAAACAAACTCGCGTAATAGTGCGAGAGGGTGATGGTGTAAGTTTTTATTCTCCCGGTACAGATGTAGTAGTTTTGTACAATGGCAATCGTAGTAGCAATGTATTTAGCCATGAAATTATTCATGCAGTAACTACTCATAAAATTAAATATGGCAAACTTAATCCTAGTAGTGAACTTGGTAAAATTACTACGAGATTAGAAAACTTACGCGCTGCTGTAATTAAAGAAATTCCTAAAGTAAAAGATGAAGAATTAAAAGGATATTTAAATTATTTAACTAAAAATACAGAAGAGTTTGCTACGTCAGGTCTTTGGTCTATTAATCAAATTCCTAAAGTAGCTGCCTTTTTAAATAGTGTTAAATATAAAAATACAACGTTACTAAGTCAACTATGGTCAGCCTTTAAAGACCTACTTGGTTTTGGTAAAAAAGACACTGCGTTGTCTGAGTGGTTTGGCCTGAACGAAGAATACACAAAACAAGGTTTGCGAGTTAATTTAACGCGCCAGATTGAGACTCCTATTGGAGCACCTGTGTCAATGTTAGACACTGCTAGAGTGTTTCCTGCATATTTACCGAACAAAAAAGTAGACAATCTATTACAACAGTATGAAGATGCAGTAGCTGCTCGTGTATCTATGGATGCTGACATTGCTACTTCACCTACTGGTTATTATGTACGCCAGCGTACAGACATGCCTGTGTTTGTAGAAGACATTGGAAAAATCAGTCAATCTGAACTTGATAAAATACATTTAAAACTAGGTAAATTAAATCCTCGTTTAGCTTCTGTAAACTCTATTTACGGGCCTGCACTAACGTCGATGCTTAAACGAACACGTTATGGTAAAGTGCAGAGCGACTTTATTAAAGCTAGTTTTGACAAACTAAATGCTGGTGAAATTGACAAGGTTAATGCTGCGCTAAAACAAACGGAAACGTTAAAGCGTGATATGACTCTTGCAGAGCTAGGCGAAAAAGGTATTACTGCTGAAAAAGAAATTGAAGCCTACTATGCATTCCGCACAATGCGTAACGTTGAGTATTATCTGAAAAACAAAGAAGCAGCCAATGCTCTTATTTCTAAAGGTTATTCAAACGTTATTATTAGTATGGGTGATGATGGTATATTTTCTGGCCCTGCTAAACCTGTACAACTTGACGCTATGCGTGGAAAGAAAGTATTTGACGTAGAAAACAATCGTTACGTAATTGTATCTGATGATGTGCTTGCTGAGTTTGATTCTAAAGGAATTAAAATTTTTGAGTATGCTAAAGCACAAAACATTCGCAATTATAAAGGCGCAATTACACGAGTAGCTGTGCCTCCAAACCGCGCTACTATTGGTGATATTAATACTGTTGTAGGTCGTGTAGATGGTGCGTACAGTCGTGTTTATACCGAAGAATACTTTATTAAGATTAATGGTAAGCAGCTTGTAGACGATGATTTACAAGAAGTATCCTATGCATTTAGAACTGCTGTATCTGAAAAAGATGCCGCTGCTTATGCAGCAGGTTTTAATAAACTACTTGATATGCGTAAGTCAGGCACCATTGTACGTGCAGAAGACGTTTCTAAACAGCTTGCTAGCTTTGAGAAAAATGCTGACGAACTAGCAGATCGTATTAATGCTGGTGAGTTTGATAATGCAAAAGCTACTTTTAATTACTCACGAGTAGATGATAATTTCTTTAGAGATGTAACAGGCATTGGCAGTGACAACGTAGCTGACGGGCGTGTGTTTTGGTCTGGTAGGTCTGAACAAGGTATTAAGTCAATTAGTACAGGCAGTACCGATCTAGAAACTCTTGGCCCACTACAAAGTCTAGAAGCTGAGATTAGCAACACTGCTAGATTTACCGCACTTAATGAGTGGCGACGTAACGCTATTCAACGTTGGTACAATACATTTGAAGACGTAATTTCATCACGAGATAAAATTGGCGCGAAGAGTGCTGAAGATGTGTTCTTTAACGTAGTTAACAACGCTAAAGGATACGCATTGTCTGATGCTCGTCCTCGTCAAATGTTGGCAACAAAAGACTTCATTATTACACAGCTAGGCGTAAAGAGTGTTGATGAAAAACTAATTCAACACGCAGTTAATAACCTTACTAATAATATTAACGTACCGGGTTTCTCACACGTAGGTCAAGTAATTCGTCGTACAGACGTAATTGAGTGGGTTAAGGGTGTTAACTCTACTTTGATGCTTGGACTATTCTCTGCTGCTCAGTTAGCTGTACAGGCTTCAGGTATGCTACTAGCTACATCTATGAGTCCAAAACATGGTCTTGCAGCCGCTTTCTCAATTCGCCCAATTCTTATTGCTATGACTTCAGACAAGCCGTCTGTTTGGAAGTGGGTATTTAAAAACACTGGTGTTGGTAAAAAAGGCAACATTACTGAGAGCGAGTTTGGTGAAGTAGCTGAGGCTATTAAACGTGTTGGCTTACTAGACAACATCGGTGCATCGTCTGTGTACAACGCTGCAGATGGAGCACTAAACATCTTTGCAAAGCGTCGTGCTAAATTTAACCAAGCACAGATGATGTTCTTTAACAAAGGTGAAGAAATTAACCGAGTAGGTGCTTTTGAGATTGCTCGTCGTGAGTTTATGGAGGTCAATCCGGGTGTCAAGTGGAATACAGACGAAGCACTACAAAAGATTGTGCTACGCGCTGACGACTTAACACTAAATATGTCTTCTGTAAACGAAGCACGTTTGACGCAGGGTGTTATAGGTATTCCTTTACAGTTCTTACAGCATAACATTCGTTTGGGTACTACACTGTTAGCTCAAACAACTGCTATTGTAGGTAAACAAGCTCCATCGTTAAGTACAAAAGATGCATTCCGACTTACTCTTGGAAGTTACTTACTATATGGTATTAATAACAACGCCACACCTGATTTCGTAGAAGATTGGTTAGGTGATAAATTTAATGGTAGTTTAACTGAACAACAAAAACAATATCTAACTCAAGGCTTAATTGCTGGTTTAATTTCAACGATTGGTGAAACAATCACCGGAGAACGCACAAACATTGCTTTAGGTACTCGCCTATCATCTATACAGTGGTATGAAGATTTAGGTGATGCTGTGTTTGACTTGTTTAAAGGTGAAAAAGTTGACGTTAAAAAATTAGCTGGCCCCACTGGGTCTACGTTAGTGTCATTGCTAGAACTTCCTGAAATTTTCTTAGACTATAGGTACAAAGACGAGTGGACACTATCTGATTTTGCAGCTACTTTGTCTGCTGCTGGAGGTACTCTATCGTCGTCATGGAGAAACATTGATAAAGCTTATTGGGCCTATCATGCAAACAACATGGTAATAAATAAACGTGGTGATCCTTTAGCTAAACTATCATGGACAGAGTTGGTAGCACAAGCTATTGGTTTTCAAAGCACAGAAGCATATGAAAGTTCTACAGTATTTGCAACTAAAAAAGACTACGCAGCTACAATGCAAAATTATGCAGATTCAGTGATGCGTCTAGAAAATCTTGCACGTAAAGCGTATATGAACAACGATATAAAAGGAATGCATGACAATTATGCTGCAGCCGAATCTGTGCTAGCTCCACTGCCAGAATCGGATCGTCAGTTTGTTAAACGGCTAATTAGAGATAAAACTTCTTATGACACTGTGGGGCGCGAAGCGTTTGCTAAGTGGGCAACACAAATGTCTTCACATAAAAATCGCTTACTAGTAACAAGTCCTTTTGGGGAATAATAATGGCAACTTATCGACAAGACATTACACGCAGCATTGAACCCGCAGCAGCAAATCCTAGACTACTTACTGAGGCAGCAAGGCTCAAAGCAGAAGGAACTGTTGGTGCTATAAAAGCAGTAGCTGGCACTGTGTTTGATGCTTATGCAGGTGCAAAACAAGCAGGACTTGAAGCTGACTTGAAAAACGAAGTTAACGCACTTCAAGGAGAAATGGATGCTGTAAAACGTGCAGACATTGCTTCTAAAGCCGAGTACGAAGTTGCAATGGCAGAAGTACCTTCTTCTGTAGATGAGTTTAGGAATGCATTTATTATTGGCGGCGAAGACCCTGAAGCAGTGCGTTCTGCTGCAACTGTGTTCGGTAAAAAGAAAGAAAATGAAATTGTTGCACGATTTCGTGCTGAGCAACAAAAAGTTATGGCTGCTCGTGACGCTGTGCCTGAGCGTTATAATGAGTTTATGAATCGCTCTGAAAAGATTCTAAAACAATACATTGCTAGCAATCCACTACTAGCCAATTCATTACGTAAAGTATCTGAAGAAGTCACTGGTAAATCTAATCTAGAACTTTACTCAGTAAACAAACTGTACGAAGATGTAAATTTTATTGAAAAGCAAAAAGAAGCACGGGCTAAAGCGGCACAACAAGCACAACAAGTGTTGATGAGTGCCTACGTAGAGGATCGTGCTAAAAGCGGAGTAAGTAAAACACAAGCTATGGCTGAGTTTGAAGCTGTAACTCCTGAGCAACGGCTAGAACTTGCTAATGCTTCTGTACAAACAGCACGTTCTAAAGAAGAAGCTAAAGCTGCATTAGAGGCTGGTGGTAATCAAATTCTTAACTTTGCAACCATTACTGTTGGTGATTTTAGTAACGCTCTTATTTCTAAAAATTCCCATGTGTATGCACGTTTAATGACTGAATTTAAATTGTCTCGTGCAGACATTGCTGCAGGTAACATTCCTGATAGCGTAAAAAACAGCCCTCAATATAAAACCTTTTTGGCAGATGCAGGTACGCAAGTATTGCAACTTTTAGATGCACAGTATTCTACGGCTGTTGAGCAACTAAATGCTAAAGCTAAGCAAACACCTGCAGATGCTGAAAAAGTAAAGACAGCAAAATCTTTACTAGATAGTTGGTATAAAGAACAATACGACTTTTATACAAAGAACCCTACAAGTTGGCTAACTGCTTTAGCTACTAAAGATGACAGGGAATCTACAGTTCAAAAACGACTTACAATGGTAGATACCTTGGTTCGTGGTTTAGGAATTCCTGCTGACGTAGTGGCACAACTTGGAATGACAGGAGATAAGGCACAGTATGATATTGCCGTAAAACGTTATCCTCGTGCAGCAGCAATTATTCAATTAGCCAATACAATGCGCGAAAAAGCGTTAGCGGGTGTAGGCAATGATGAGTGGGCCAAACTACTCACACAAATTAGCACATACCAAGTTAACCCTGTTGCCCCACCTCCAACTACTCCTAATGAGAGGCTAGCATCATTATCTGTTAACCAACAACTTCACGAATCGTTACAAAAAGATGCTATTGCGGGAGTAACTACTGCTGCTTCTGCAGATGCAGTGACTAAATATGTTCTTAGTAGTTTTCACGACCCTGCTAATACCGAACAAGTTCTAGCTAAAGGCATGACTGTAATTAGCAGAACCATGTCTTTATTGTCTCCAGAAGATAAAGCGTCTGTAATTAAAAACATTACAGAAGGTGCTAATGCTATGATTTATTCAGAGAATATAGGGCATGGTGATAAAGCTAAAAAAGCTTATCTAGACTTTGTTAGCAATGCCGAAACATTCACTACTAAAGGCAGGACGTTTACTACAAATTTCGTTGACGAAACAGGCAATTCGCCACTAAAGCTAGTTTCTAAACGAGAGGTAACTGCACCTGCACCAGTAGGCCGTCCTGCACCTAGGACTAACTTTATTGATGCAGCACTGTCAGATCCAACTCGTACTAATAACACTTTAGCTGCAATTGACGATATGTTGAGAGTACAGTCTATGGCAACTGGTATTCCAATTCAACAACTACGTCAAGACTTTATTAAGAACTTTAATATTCGTAGTTCAGCGCCTGTTAGCGCAACTTACATTGATAACTTTAAACGTGCTGCGGCAGGAGAAACACCTGCGGCTCCTGCAGCTACTCCTGCAGCCCCTGCCCCTGCTCCTGCTATTCCTGCAGGTGCGTTAACACCACTACAAGAAGTAGATGTAAATAGAGATAGGCTACCCGCTGCACAACCTAGCCCCGTTACTAATACTCAAGTGCAAGGCACACCTCTTGCCCCTGCTCCAGCAGCATCTGCAGCTAAACCTGCTGCTCCAGCAGCATCGGCTGCTAGACCCGGTGAAGACAATACTAAAGTTCTAGGGTTAACTTCTGCAGACACACTAGGGTATCAGACACGGGGATTGTTTGCTGGAGAAGATACTTACTTCAAACAGAATCCTAACGTAGCAGGTATGGCTACAGAAGATGGTAAAATTATTATCAACCCATACAGCACGTTATCTAATACAGAAAAGAAAGCAGTTGTTAAGAACGAAGCTTTCCGACTGTATATGCGTGAAAACAATGTTGTCCCTAATTTTGCAATAACTCCACAACAAAAAGAAGCATTTAAAAACACAGAATATGGTGGCAATGAAACAGCACTTAAGCAGACAATTGTAGCTCGTATTCTTACTGGAGACACTAGTGCTTTAGCAACTCCAGAACAAAAAGCAGAAGCTAAACGTATTCAGCAACAAGCAGGATCAAAGGGCGCAGCTAAACCTGCTGCTACTAGTAGCGGTAAAGAATGGTGGGAGCAGTAATGGAACCTACTTGGAAAGAACTTGTTAAGAATAAGGCTGAGTGGAAGAAGCTACAATATAACGATCCTCGTCTAGATGAGTTTGCACTAGAGGTTGAGAACCGCTATGGTCTTCCTAAAGGTATGGTGTTAGCAATTAAAAACGCTGGTGAGCGTACCAATCCGGGACAAGTTAGTCCCAAAGGGGCACAGGGAATTATGCAGTTTATGCCAGCTACTCAAAAGTTGCAAGGTGGTATGTTCAAGCACGATCCTAACAACCCATTTGCATCCATTGATGCTGCTGGTAAATATCTAAAGTTTACTCTAGAGAACCAGTACAAAGGTAACGCATTGGCTGCTGTTGCAGACTACAATGGTGGGCCTGCTGCAGGGAAGGCATTGATGGCAGGAGAGCAGCCTCCAGCAAAAGAAACACAGGAGTATATAGATAGAGTTAAGACGTACTTAACTGAAAAATACAAGAAATAAGAAAGGGGCGCTAGGCCCCTTTTCTTATGCTACTCGAACAATGTCGTAGCCGAAACTACGCATTAGGAACACGGGTAGATGTTCACCACTCTTTAAAGACGCTTTCGCGCGTAGGAACTTCCGAAGTGCGCTCCGTGCAGCGTCGTAGGTCTTGAACGACACCTTCAAAGACTTTGGCAGACTGCCCTTCACGTTTTTGAGCTTGTACATTTTGCTTCCTTTCTTCTCGTGCAATGAGATATTGAACATTGTGTAGTGCCTTATACAGGTCTTCTAGTGGCTTACCTTTATCTTTCCAACGCATCAAATACTTGACTGCGCTAGCTTCCCAACCATTCATGTCGTATGCTTCCCAGACTTCCCACGGCTGAATCTTACGATCCTTGTAATGGGTTCCTCCGTATTGCACAGCTAACACATCTTCATACTTCATTAGGTGGTTCCTTCTTTAGTAGTGCTGGAATTTTATTCTCCTTCTCTAGCCGTGCAATCTCTTTGGTTAGCAGAGAACACAGGCCCTCTTGTAGTAGCAGTTGCAGCATTCGCTCATCAATGTCTCGCAAGACAACATCTGCAGACCCATCATCATGTTCTTTAACACATTCTACAATCATCGTTGTTTCTCCACAAAGCTGTTGCACAATTGGTGAATTTTACCATCTTCAGTCTTGAATTTCAACACCACTTCAATCTTGTTGTCAAAATCATACAGACTGACTTGTAGATAGCGCCGCAGCGCCTCCATCATCCGATAACTCTCGTCGTTCGTCATAGTAACTCCGTATAGTTTTCTTAGCTTTCCACACAAGATTCTTTGCATGACTTGGGCTGCACCTCAACATCACAGCAATGTCATTATAACACATATTGTCCTCTAGTTTCAGAAGTAGGGCCTTCTTCTGTTTAGACGGCAGCGTGTTAATAATTGACATAATGTGCTGCACTGTTTGTCTTGTCTCGTATATTGATTCTGGCGTATCCACTGTGATGTTCTCAACTTCTGTTTTAAGGCTATTTAGGGGTCTTTTAGATGCTTTATTGATGGCTATGGTACACAACCATGTATAAAACTGACTATCGCCCCTAAACGTCCTTAAATACTTGAATGCAGCTACAAACGTATCCTGTGTCAACTCTTCTGCTAGTGCATTGTCGTTAACACGTTTACGTAGGAATCTGTAGATACGATCCCAATATTTTGAGGTTAGAAGAGAGTAAGCTTGCTCACTCCCTTCCAGCGCCTCTGATATTAGTATTGTGTCATCAGATTTCACAGACACCAGCAACACACGCCAACTGCTGAGCGCCCTCAACGTTGTCGTCATACTCTACAAAAGATTCCCAGTCAATTGTAGCTGGCATAGCAGCCTTTAGCTTATCATAGGCAGCAGCATCAATTTCCTCGTAAGGAGCTTGCTTGTAGCTGCCACCATCCCAAGGTAGGAAGCTGATGCCACTAATCTCATCAAAGTTCTTCCAGACCCACGCACCTACTTCAGGCCAGTCTTGCTCTTTAACATACACAGTGACTGATGGCTTATGCTCACACCAGTGTCGCTGGTAGGTTAGCCACAGTTTCAGGTGAGTAAATGAGTCTAGTTCATCACGAGTAACGCAGCCTTCAGGAGCCTTCATGGGGAAGCTGAACACAGTGGTGTCGTGTGGCTTCATCACATCCGCTTCATTAGGAATGCCTTGGTCTTTGAGGAACTGCGTGATAGGGTCTTTGTTATCATTGCGTACCCGTCGAATGTAATACTCACTATGACGAGCATGAATGCCAGAGGCACTATCAACAAGCTGGCTAACAGTGCCGCTAGGCTTAACGCAAGTAATCGCAGCAGACTGCGGGATACCCAACTCATCAGCAAACTCCTTATTAGTAACAACCGATAGCTCACGCAGACTATCTAGTCTTGATGACAGACCTTCGTCATTTACGTCGTTCAGCAGTGGGCAGTCTAGGATACCAGTGATGGATACACCTAGCAGACGCTCTTCCTCAGTGTTCTTCTGCCACACCTTACGCAGGTATGGGAAGTCAGTTAGTGTGGACTGAAAGGTACCGAGAATAGTGGCGAGTCTAACCTTTCGCTGCAGATCATTAACATCATCATGTTTTCGTGCAACCACCTCTGTAAGATTACAGAACTGATATGGGCGTAGGATGATTTCTGAGCATGGATTAGTGCCAAACTCATGATTGCTGTCTCTCCGTCCTCGTTTAGCAACTGTAGATTTAGCTGCTTGGCGTGAGAAGATTCCTCGCTCTCCACTGTAACTTTGATACAGTGCCAGCCACTCAGACATAAACTCTCCAACAGTGGGTTTGTCATTATAGCATGCACTGTTGTTTGCCAGTGCTCGTTGTCCTTCTCGCTCCCACCACTGTCCTGCTTTTGCATGCCGCATCCGATCATCTGACAAATCACTGAGGCTAATCATCGCTGACCGACGTACCCCACCAACAACCACGACTTCGCCAATCTTGCACATAATGTCATGGCATTCCAAGCTGGTAAGTTTACGTCCCGCCGCACCTTTAAACTTATTAGTAACAAATTCAAAGAGCGAAATGAGGGGTTGAGGGCCGCTAGCTCGACCACCAAATGTCTTAAGGCGTGCCCCTGCCGCACGGACTTTAGAGGTATCCCATTTTGGAATTTCCCCGGAATACAGTAGGGCGACGAGTTGGCGCAGTGCTTTGGCCCAACCTGCTTTACTATCAGACACCACGATAGTAGTGTCGCTATTAAACATCTTACTAGGTACTTCAGGTAGTTTGTTAACATACTTGCTCTCTACAGAGAAGCCAACACCAGTGCCACACAGCAGGATGTACATAGCTTCATCAAAGGATTTAACATCGTCTACAGGCAGATAGCTGCAGTTGTAACCTGCAGTGTTGTCGCGGTCTAGAGCCTCTCCTGCAGTCATCATAGCCCTCATAGAAGGCATGACTTCACAGTTTAGAATGGCAGAGTGTAGCTCATCCCGTAGAGATGGGGGCATGGTGTAGCTGTGCTTCTTCTGCAGTTGTTTCTGCATGAAGTTCATGTAGCGGTCTACAGTCTCAGGCCAATGTTCTCGACGATGCTTGTCGTCTAGAAAGCGAGAGTAGCGACTCTTTGCAATGAATGTTTCGTATGTTCCAAGTGTCATTCTTCTAGTTCCTCTGGATTATAAAATGCAAGTTCAATGATGCCTAAGTAAATAGATACGTAAACACCCGGTGCAGGGTTCACATCAAACCCTAACGCTAGTCCTGCCATAAGTCTAATAGCCATTACCATTTGCAGTACCTTTATAAATTTCAGATGTTGCAATGGCAAACAGTATGTCTTTTGTTTCCTGAGACAACATCTCGTAAAACATTCCTCGGTACTTTCCGCTGCTAACGATGTAGTCAAAATCTTTGACAACGTGATGTACCCAGAACTCTTCGGATTGTGTGTTATCGGTCATCTCCACTACCTCCAATGGTGCCGCGAGATTGACGGCTACGTAGTTTATTAATATTACCAACAGCAATGTCTAGCATGTCTATACTGTAGTGGTTAGCTAACACAGCAACAAACCACAGCACATCACCTAGCTCTTTTTTTAACGACTCTCGGTTTACTACTCCCTCGCTGTCCCTTACTGCTTTTGCTACTAGGCTTGCTACTTCCCCCGCTTCCCCTGCTAGCCCGAGGCTTAGGTACTCGCGGTTCTGTGCTGAGGGCAGTGCGAATCTTGCTGCTAGTTCTTGATACTCTCGTAGATTCATTTTCTTCCTTTGTCTTAGCTTTGTGGCACTTGGTACATAACACTTGCAGATTATCCTGCTCACAGAATAGTCGATCAATGTACAAGTCCCAAGAAACAAAACCAGTAGCGGGGTCAACTACTGGTTGTATGTGGTCTACTTGCACATCTTTCGATACATGTTCTTCTTGACACATGCTGCACATATAGTGCATTGCAAGTTTACCCGTCTTCTTGTTTGTCTTCCTACCTAACTCTGCTTTCTTTAGTGCTTTCCATTTAGGAGGCCACCGCCTCATACCACCTCTCAGCGTACTAGTAATGAAGCTGCGGTAGCGCCCCTCTGTCCACTCCCCGTCGTTCCTCACTCCACCCACGGGATCACTTTAGTCCAAGCAGCAAAGTGGTGGACATTGCCACTCTTGTCCATACAACGGCTATACATTCCGTCAATGCCAAGAAATTTATAAACGTCTGTGTACTTAAACTCTGAACTAGCGGGAGGAACTTGTACCACATCATTTGCAAGTTTGAAATGCGTTCCACGATCCAAGTCATACAGTGCCTTCATGTCGTTAATATCTACTTCACTAATCATTTAAGCGCCTCCATGTACAAGCCTACGTTGCCTAGTGCATAGCCTACGAAAGCAATGCCTAGACCAATCTTACTAGTAAGCAGCAGATTAATTGCTACTACTAAATATACTACACCAATCAGTGCAATTAACCACGCTGCCATAATTACTCCTCGTAAGGTACGTACAATGTGTTGACTGTCTCAAAGCTGCCATCTGCAAACTTCTTAACAATTTCACTAGTGCGTACCATGTCTCGTCCCCATACGTAATGGTTTAGTGTGCGTACATGTGCCACTTCGTATCCGGGAAACATTGTTGTATCAAAAGTAGGTTCACCAACAAACTGAACTCTAGGCTTTACTTTGTCCATAGTTCCTCCAAGAATGGGTAGTATTGTACCAGAATATCTTTACATTGTAAAGCCACTTGTCGGTGCTCTTTCTGAGTTGCCGCATCAGTACGTAGGTCAACGTAATGAATCCAGCTACGCAGCGTACCATTCATGTACATCTTAGACACAGTCATTCCTTCAGGAAGTATTTTACGAGCAACCTCCTTGGCAATACCTTTATCTAACGCACTTTCATAAATAAATTCTACTTCATTTAAAAGTTTACTTTGGACACCCTGCCACCAATAGGCTAGGCGGCGGTCTTCATCGTCTGAGATATTAATATCAATGCTGTTTTGTCTATTAACAAAGTCTTGCTTACGCACCTCATTCATTTCAAAATCAGAGGCTTTTGCGTAACGCTGACTAAACTCTTGGAAGCTGAAGCTACGATGACGCAGTATTTGCCTAGCAATGTCTCGCGTTGTCGTAATTTCCATACACACGTTAACCATCTCAAAAGGACTCCAGTGTTTGTTACGCACCAGATATTTGAGAAGCTTATTGTTGGTATCTTCCTTCTTCTGACCGCTAGGATTTGAAACCCGTGCCATGTAAGCTATCAGAGATTCCCCGTTCGGTGTCGTCCACACTAAGTTGACTAAGCTCATATTCTTTTAGCTCCGTTTCCCAATCACGCTCCATCTCGCTATTAATAATCTCTTTCTTCCGACTCTTCCCAACCCTCTCCTGTTCCAAAGTCGAGCGGCTGAGTTTTAGTCTGGTATTCTTCAAGGTTGTCATCTTCTTCAAAAAAGTGGTGATAGTTAGCAACTAGAACATCTGGTAGTAAAGTAATAATGTCTTCAACTGACAATCGCAAAGCTATCACTAGCTCCACAGGATCGTCAAAGTTTTCTTCAACAAACTCTTTTACCAGACGTAATTTATCGTTGTAGTTCATTGTATCGCCGTTCTAGGTACTCAATTGAAAGGAACATCTCATCAAAGTGCCCATCGTTAACTTCATTGAGAACTACTAGACCGCGCCAATGTTTATTGGATAGCTGATCCATGTAGCTTTCATCGTGCAGATAGTAGCTCCCTGCAATGATGGAGCAGATAGGTTGACCATCTGCCCTTTTGCCGTAGGCTACTTGCTTTCCTTGCTGATGGCCAGCAATGCAAGACATATGGAGCTTACTAATAATAGCGGCAGCAGTACCAGCGGGCCTGCCCATAGCTCCAACAGGCCAATAATGGTTGAAACCAACACCATTGATAAAAACAGGGTGAAGGAATGCATGTACTTCCCAATCTCGTTCATATCCTAAGTCCTTTGTAGAGATTAACCCTTCTAACGTAGGGTTGTTGTTAATTGCTCTGTCAATGCGGTTCTCGTGGTTGCCTAGCAGCATAACCATGCGGGGCTTATACAGCTTTTCCTTGTTACGCTTCTGTCGTTGTTGGAACTCACGCAGAGGACTGAGAAGCTTTTGCATTGCTTCTTTAGCTACTTCTACGTCTTTCTTGTAGCGCAGTCCTTCAAAGTATTTGCTTCCTTTAATATCGTGAGTAGACAGGCTAGGCATATCAGCGAAATCACCGATGTTAACCACAACATCAGGACGATAATCAACAATAGCTTTACCTGCCCAAGTAAGATGGTCAGTAGGTACGCCCTCTTTAATCTGACAATCCGGGATTACTAGTATCTTCATCGTCTTCTTTCACTAAAAAGTTATACAGTTGAGCGTCTTTCTGAGCAATCATTTTATCAACAGCATCAGCTACTCCGACATAACCAGTGGAATCTAGGAACCGAGCGAACTCACTGAGAACGTTTACCCAACGAGTGTCTTCTGAGAAGTGCACACGATGATCTACACGCTTGTAGTGAGGGAACTCTACGTCGTCAAAGCTGCACTGATCAACCTCGTCTGAGCTAGTGTAAGAAAATTCAAATTGTTTAATTGCCATCATCATCTCCTAGTACAAGAAAAACTTGTTTAATTTTATACCCTACGTGCACGTTGCACAAACTATCTTTACCAATGTAGTAGTCAACAGCAGATTGAGCACTTGCTTTTGAAGCATATAGTTTTGGTGTCTGCGTGTTTTGTGCACACATATACATGCCACCAGTATCCTCAATTATAAACGCTTCTTTAAGAACTTTCATTAGTCTGCACTGCTGTAGTCAAAAAACTTAGGCTGATTGTTAGTGCTGTAAAAATCTGACACAACTTTTATGCAGTGGATCAGGTGATTAACAGCAGCTTGGTCTTTCTCTGGATCATCAGTGAACCACATTGGAATGCGACTACCATTCTCCAGAATATTTACCATCTCACGCAGTTCTTGTGCAACTGCTTCGTCAGCAAATTTTAAATCAACTAACATTTGTAATCTCCATTACTCGTGGAACATCTACAACCTCTACTAGAAACTCTGGGCCGCTAGCATACAGGAATGTACGCATCTCAGGCCAGCATTGTTTCTTGTACGGGCAATAGCTGCATGCAGCACACAGCTTCTTGTTCTTGCTAGTTTTGCTAGCAGGAATAGGGTCAAGTCGCTTGATTGTATCAGGCTTGTCAAGAGACACAGCTTCTACAGCATGGTCAGCTTGTAGCTTAAACAGTGCTTTGTTTACTTCAATAGGGTAATAGTTGATGTGGCCTAGTTCCTTCTGGATAGTAACAAAGCCAGCAGTATCATACTTAAGAGCAGTAGCATATCCGTTTAGTTGTTGGTAGTAGCCGAATGGATCATCCTGTAGGTTGTTCTTGAACTTCTCTTCGCCAAACTTGGTGGTGCTTTTAACGTCTACGACAACACCATCAATGATTGCGTCAATACGTCCACGAACATACCAACCATTACCAACTTCGTACAGAACACGCTCTTGCTTATTAGTAACGCTGTGACCAGCATCCTCTGCTACGTTGAGTACTAGCTCTTCCAGAATGTCGCCATAGAAGAACTTGAGCAGCGTATTGCCGTCATGCTTCTCAGCACTCTCAGGAGTGTTGTACTTGTACCAGAGTCGTCGTGGGCAAGGATCACCAACTTCGCTGAAGTAAAGAATGTTCTTCTCTCGTTCAGAGGGACGTTGGTTAAACCACTTGTCATAGCTCACACTAACGTTGTTGTTACTAGTAGCAGGGGCAATGCCACCTGAAATTAGTGAGTAAACGTCAGTAACTAGTGTATCAATTGTTTTCATCAGCAGACATTTTCTCAGCAGCAGCTAGGTCTAGATCACCGCAGGAGTAAGCTTCAAACATACGTGCAATTTGAATTGCTTTCTCTGCTCGTTCGTCAAGGCTCATCATGTCAGTTAGGGTGTCACTGACCAGTTTTACAGCATTGGTAATGGAGTTCTGCCGAACAATGGCACGATCACCATGCAGCGGAGGGATGGGGAACACCTTAGCGGGTGCCCCGTAGGAAGGCTTAGAAGCCCCTACAGGAGGCGTAGAAGGAGCGGGTGCACCCTCCCCCTTAGACAGCAGTCGAACGCTTGTTAGATCGACGTTCTTGCCGTAGGTGTTCTCAGTAAACTGGAAGTCAATGGTGTCACCAATCTTGAAGGTTGGTTTCTTGAAGCCGTAGCTGTAACGCTCACCATTAGCAGTGATGCTGAATGCTGGCTTAGGGCCAAACTTAGTGTTAACTTCTTTCTGGGTGATGTTTTCAACGATGTAGGTCATAGTGTAATCTCCTTAATTTCTAACTCTTCGTAAGCACATATTGGCACATACTTTTCGCCATTGTACTCTAGTACTTTTGTAGCTGTTACTTCATACAGCTTTCCGTTTAACTCAAAGCACCTGTTTAATCCAAACTGATTTTCATACCCACCTTTCAGCATGATAACGTCACCACAACAAAACGCTTCAGTTACTTCTTCAAGCTCGTCAGTCGTCATAGTGTTAGTTCCTCTTTGTCTTGCCAATTAATTCCTGCTTCAACACCGACACCTAGCTTGCAAGGAAAGTCAATGTCGAAAATAGACTTTAAGTATGCTGGAGCACTTTCTAAAGTCCGTTTTGCTACAGAAGCAACAGTGTACAACATATCGTTAGGTACGTCAAGTACCACGCTGTCATGCACAGTCATTACTAGTTTTGCATTCTCAGTAAACCCCTCCTTCTCAAGGTTGTTAAGGAGAATGCCTACCATCATAGGCACTACGTCACCAGTAGCGAATCCCTGAATGGGCCAGTTCTTTAGCTCAGTTGGGCTGAAGGTTAGTCCACCCTTGTACTCGTTAGGGTACTTCTTGAACATGTAGTGCCGCCCTGTAGGACTATTGAGGTAGTAGTAATAGTCAGGGCCGGACTTGTCTGGTGAGTAGCTAACCACTGCATTCTTCTCAGCTTCTTTTACGATGCGCTCATGGTATTCCTTCACTCCTTTGTAGCGTGTGTAGAACGTGTTGATGAACTTCTTAGCTGTTGCCTTGTCGCAACCGCTCTGTGCCATGAGGGTAGCTGCACCGCCACCATACACCAACAGGAAGCTAAAACGCTTGAATGGCTTGCGCTCCTTGTCAGTAGGGTAGATGCCGTACATCTCCTTGTACAACTCACGATGCATGTCCCTGCCGTTATTAATATCGTCGATGAGTTGCTTGTCGTCTGCTAGGTAGGCTAGTGCAACCATCTCTAGCTGCGAATAGTCTAGCTCTAGAATTGACCCTGCACTACCATACCTACTCACATACGAACGCTTAACATCTCCTGCATCCGTCTGATTCTGCAGGTTAGGGTTGGTGGCAGATAGCCTACCCGTCTTCGTTGCACAGTGGTTTAGATTGGGGTAGATGTAGTTGTCTGGGAAACGCAGATCATACAGTCCGTCGTAGTAGGTTTCCTTGATCTTGCTAGCCTCACGAATTACTAGTAGCGTATCTGCTAGACTATCAGCACGATTGAAAGCAAGTTCCTTGAGAACACTGTCGTCAGTGCTGTAGTAGCCGCTCTTGCCTAGCTCCCCCGTCGGAGGGTATTTACCTTCAACCTTACGAACCTTCTCCACAGTTTTAAAACGTGGTTTACCATTCTTATAAAAGCCATCTTGTTCTTTCTCCTTGTATTTCTCTTCACCACCAAAGAAGTAAAGAGACAATTGTTTAGGGCTAGCAGTGTCAACACCGGGAGCAAGTGCCTCAGCTTCTGCTCGTGCCTCGTCTAGAATCTTTTGATAGGCAAGGCGCTGCGAGGTTACGTACACCCAATCTACACGCATGCCATTACGATTCATCTCCGTAGTGGCACGTAGCGCATCCATCTGCGTTAGCATCAGGGGCAGGATACCTAGCTCTTCCGATTCGGCCCACTGACGCTGAAAGATTTCAGCCGTGTTACGCACATCACCTTCTAGGTAGTCTAGCAACTCCTTCTTAGGAATGTCTTCAGTTGCAACACCAGCCTTCCAGTAGGCTTTGATCTTGTCGTCCTTCAGTGCGTCCTCGCCAACATACTCCAGTGTAAGATCGTCAAGACTTGCATACTGATGTTGCTGTGCGCTGAGAATGTAGGCAGCTAGTTGAGTATCCCATACGCGAGGAATCTTGTTATTAGTATCGCGGTAGACATACAACAAGTCAAACTTGATGTTGTGCCCAATGACTAGTGAGTGCCCGTCGCACATGTTACGTAGACTATCTAGACTCAAACCGCGCTCATCATAAGCATATCCATAGGACTCACCTAGCTTGCTTCCTAGATGCATAGCTCCCCATGCAATGACTTTGTTGCCACGCCACATGGGGTTAGCCTTGTTGTTACCAACAGGGCAACGCATCGTAGTCTCTAGGTCAATTACTAGGTTCACGCATCTCCTCCCGTAGTTTAATTAACAAGTCCTTAAGGTTCATCACAAACTTATTGTGTTCTGGCACAAACGGCTTTGCTTTAGGGTCACGCACCCAAGCAGCGCCGTTGGGAGACACTGTGTACTCAAACCAAACGTCACTAGTATTGGTCATATACAGGCGTATGTATCCGTCTGACTCTAGGATAATGTCTCCCTCACGCACTTTACTTACTTGTTCGCCACTTACTGACATAACGTGCCCTCGCAGGTTCGATATCAACTTCAAAACATCCGTGTCTATGTGCTTCAAGAGTTTCTGATCCTCCGAACAACTTGTTCTTCGGAACGTGAATATATCTCTGCAAGTCCATACCCGGTTCATTACTCTTGCCAATAGTGATGATAGCATCTGCCTCACCTACCTTGTCAGTCTTGCTACCACGTAGCTGATTCATCTGAATCCACTTCTCACCCTCACCAGTACCATCTACTTGACTGATGGCAATGACGGGACAATATTCTTTTGCAATGTCTCGCGCCCACTCGTACAACTTACCGATACGTAGGTCTTCCCTGTCGTTAGGAAAGCCGTGCACCTTGTCTAGCTGGTCAAAGATGATCAGACCGGGCTTGTACTCTTTGAACAACGTTGCAATTTTATTCGCACTGCGAATGCCACTGTCGTCGTCTAGCACTAGGAATCTATCGCCCCCACTAACTGTGAACGCATTAGCATACTCATCAGGCTTGCTCAGTAGTTCGCTACTAGTAACTTGATGGAATGACTGGATCACTCGCATCATTACCTTGTTGCTAGCCTCTTCGTTGTTGATCCAGATTACATGCTCGTCAGGCTCTAGCTGCGTCATCATGTAGCTGGCTTCACTGGCAACGAATGTTGTCTTACCTGTCTCAGGCCGTGCAGCAATGATTACGAAATCGCCCTTGCGTAGTGGGCCTAGTGCTACGTTTAGCTCCTTCAGTCTCCAGTTCAAACCACCACTAGCCACTACACCAGACAGATAGTCTAGGCTAGGACTAACGAACACTTCGCTTCTCTCTACACTAGAGCCAATCTCTTTCTTGTAGTTGTTTAACATCTCCTCAATGGAGAGCAGATCACCACCCTTGCCTGTGCCAATCTTCAGGCACACATCGTACACTTGCGTAGCGTAGTCAGTCTCAATAAGCTTGGCAAGAATGTCTTTAGTAATTGGAGGAGGACTAGCCAGTGCCTTCTCGTAGTTGTTGAATGCTGCCTCGTATGAGGCGGGATCTTTTAGTTTCTTACCTTTGACAATGTAGAAGAACGTCTTGAACTCTGGCACATCCACATCTGTGCGTGTTGGATAGTTATCCCAATAGTCACCTAGTACGTTGAATAGGTCGAGCGTAATGGATGATACGTTGTGTTTCTTTACATGATCCTTGAACCTTTCATAAGAAGTCTTGTTACTAGTAACTACCAATAGGTCAATGTCGTAACTCATTAAAGCTCCATAGTCTGTAGTGTCTCAATGTCTATTTCTTTCGGCTGTTTGTTGAAGATTGCCGTTAGGCCGGGGACTACAGGGGACAGTTCCCTCAGTAGTTTTAACGCTGCGTCATGCCCTGCAGCGTCATCGTCGAGCCACAGTATAGCACGTTTATACTTCTCTGTCACTATGCGTTGTGCCCCTAACGCAAGCTTCGTACCTAGCAGACATAGCGTAGGCCACCCTGCCCAATGCAGCTTATAGCTGCTCAGTAAGTCCTCTGTCAATACAATGCAGTCTTTATCTGCATGTAGATAGCTGTAATGGCAATCACTGTAGGTAACATACTTTGGGCCTTTGCCTCCGTAGTTACGAACTTGGCAACCAGTTGTTACACAGCCGCCGCCTAAGTTTATCCCGTACACGGGAAGCATTAAGCCAGTGTCGCACTCAGCAATGCCGTAGGCATGACACATTTCGTCGTCAAACCCGTATTGTGTAAGCCACAATTGCCCTTCGATTTTGAAGTCTTCAAAGTCTTCTGTCGTTGCAGCTTTCACCATATCCATGCGAGACATACGCTCGTTACGCACCTCTGTGCTTTCCTTGATGCGCGTGTATGTCGCTCGTGGTCTATAGAATCCACTATCTCCGCAGTTGTGGCAGTGGAACAGGAAAGCCCCGTCAATCTTCTTCACATACAGGCGCTCCTTGGTATCCTCACCAGCATGGCATGTAGAGTGATTAAACTTAAGTTGGTCACCCTCGTCAATATCCTCCCATCCGTCACAGTTACTAGTAAGAATCTCAAGGGCTTGTCGCCCGTAGTGTGTAGTCATTCTTTATCCTCTACCCAATAGACACCGGGATTAACAATCTTCTCGTCGCGTGTTGCTCTACGCATACGCACTGTGTTCTTGTGCCTGAGCTTGGCTTCGATGGCGCGGGCGAATGCCATGATGTCGGGATCAAAGCCTTCGACTGGATGCTGGTCAGCAATTCTGAACACGGCATCGGGCGTCAGCGGCTGGCGCTGGGGCGGTGCAGTGTAGTCTCTGGGGATCAGCCGCCTGTCTGTGTACAGCGGGATATCGTGCGCGCTTGCTTGACTTTCATCAACGCAGATAGACCCGTCCTCTCTCCACCATGCCACCGGCTCCTGCCGCTCGGCCTGCTCAATGGCAAGACGTAGAGCGGTGATGGCCTTTTCAATGTTTGAAGAACCCCACCAATGATTGACGTTTGCAAATTCCAGCGCCTCAAGCGCCTGCTTCATTGCGTCGATACTCATGATGCGTACCCATCCGTAATGACTTTGTTCTTCGCCTCTTCCAGTGCACCGATCAGGGTGAGGCGGTCAGGCACTGTCGACGTTTTGATCTTGAACTGGCCCCGATCTTTCCAGAAGCACAGCACGACTACAGAGTCTGGCAACTCGTCGATTGCTTCGTTCAGCACCGCCTTGGCCTGCACTTTGTGGTGGTCAGGGATCGTCAGGGTTTTGAGTTTGCTCATGCGTTCCTCTTGAAGATAAAGTTGAGTAATTTACGTAAGTAATCTGCTTCACTATAAGTTAGACAAATGTAGTTGTCCTGCTCACAAGATGTGTAACTAGGGAAGTAGGCAATGTATCCGTTCTCTGTATCCTCTAGGTTACACAACACATCTACGTTAGCATTGTATCCCGTGTTTGCTTTTAGCACGTAGGTGTTTTCACCGCTAACCATAATGCGCTCTACGAACCCATCTTCCTCTATAACTTCTCCACTGTCAAGTGATTCCACTTGTTTCTGTAGGGTAGCAAGTTGCTCTAGAATTTCTTTTGTGTTCATGTGTGCTCCACAATCTTGATGTTAGTCATGCGAATAATTTGATGACAGACCTTGCACGGCTTTGCCAGCAACGGCTTGCCTTGTTTGTTGTAGCGCGTTACTAGTATCCGGTGTGCCTTGTTCCAATCACACTTAACCAGTGCTGCAACCTCTGCATGCAGGAAAACCTTGTGGGGTTCCCCTACCTCCGCAGCAATACGGGCTTGCAATGGGTGTGTCTTCACGTAGCTGTTCTGACCAGAGGAGAGCAAGCGCCCCCTCTTGTCATACACAAACGCGCTGATGTGTTGGTGACACATTAGCCGAACACTTTGACGTACAACTCCGACACACTCTTGCTGTCGTCAGGAGTCAGCTTCTCTAGGAAACTAACTTGCAGGGCATAGTGTGCATCATAGCGCGTCATCTTGCGACCCCAATTTATCAGGGTACGGGGCGACATGGTGAGGCCAATCTTACCACTGTCGTAGGAGTTACGCACCAGACCAGCAAGGCGTACCATGTTCTTAGCAACATCAGGAGACACGTTGGTCTTACTAGTAATGATGCTCTCTTCATGCTTAGGCGTGAGATAGCCAAGCCTGATGGTATTGGTGAATCGGTCAATGGTAGCACTGTTCTGGATACCGACACCAGAGAATGCACCAGTGGTATCACCCTGACCCACAGTGTTGCCAGCAAACACCAGACGAAAATCCTTGTGAGGATTGACAGTGCGATCTTCGCTAGTACCCGGTTTCTCCTTGAGATAGAGATAGCCACCATCCTCCAGCAAGTTCTGCATACCCATAGCAATCTCTGCTGGCATCAGTTCCCACTCGTCAACAAGGCACACTGCACCATACTTAGCTGCCTCAGTAACTGCACCATCCTCCCAGATGGTAGCACCGCCACGCACAACCAGAGTACCGAACAGAGAGGCGCTCTCTACGTCACCAGACATGTTGATGCGGATGAACGGGCGATTAAGCTTAGCGCAGACATACTTGATGAGCGAGGATTTACCGCTACCAGTAGGGCCAGTGATTAGCGTTTTGTCGCTATCTTCAAGTCCCGCTACTAGTAACGCTGCCTCGTCCTTCTGCACTACGTAGTCCGGGTCAATGGTAGGAATCAGACGGGCTGCGTCAGGGTTAGTGGGCGTATCAAGAACAGTGACACCAAAGTCACCGAACTTAGGCTTGTAGCCGAACACCTTGGAAAACCACACTTGCCCATCAGCCAGCGTAGCAGGGGCTTTGTCCACTGCAGGAGCGGGTTTTGCAGGGTCAACCGGGGGAACCTTGCCCAGATGTTGGGCAATGGCTTTGGCTACGCGATCATTCAAGTCTGCGGTCATGTCAAATACTCCTGTCGATGATTGAAAGAATTGTCGGGGCCAGTTTATCTAGCTTGTGTACAACTACGTTCTTTTTATAAAAATGAGTAACATTGCTATCAAGAATGCCAATGCCATATACGTCAATCCCTAGTGCTTCTGCATTTTCTACAGTCTGCTTAGTGTAACTAGTAATGCTACCAGCTTTGGATCGTCCTGCAGGACTACCATCAGACAGCACAACTAACACCTTACGATGTTCCTTACGCTGCTGCAGACGATAGGTTGCGTAGGCAATGGCATCACCATCAGTGTTTTCCCACAATGCACCCGCTGCAGTACGGAACCTATTGACCAGAGTAGTCTGGTTAACACGCTCACCGAACTCACTGAACAGCCACACCATAGGATCGTCGTTTGTGTGTAGGTTTGTAAAGCCATAGACACTGTACGGGATGTTGAGCGGCTTGAGTGCCTCAGCCATTGAGCCAGCACCAGCACAAGCCATCTCGAACTTATCACCAGACATGCTACCGCTGCAATCTACCAGCAAACACACTGCAGTGTCAAGAGTGTCACTCACAACTTTGTTGCGGAACACACGCTCTGCAATGGGGCTATCGGCTTGCAGTACACGATGGAGACTACCATTGTGCAACTTGCCACGCTTCTTACCATACTCGTAACGGCTACGGCTACGTGTCTGCAGCTTGATCCGCAGCTTGTTAGCCAGTGGCTTAGCGTTACTAGTAATGTAGCTATCTACCACAGCAGTCTTAAAGTACGGGTGCGATGCCATACCTTCAGTTACAGCACGGGGTAGAGTATCGTCAAAGCCTAGAATAAGGTAATCGTCAGAGCTAGGAATAGTGTAGCTCCCATGCTCATGCTTACCCATCACCAGATGGATACCAGTACGGCTAGGCTTGTGCTCGTGACCAATGGCAGACATAAGCTTGTCTACATTAATGATGCGGTCTACGTCATCAGAGACAGGAGGCCCACTGCCATCGGCTGCATCACCCTCGCCCCCATCACCTTTGCCCTTGCCAGAACTTTCCTCGGGCTTTTCCATGTACTTTTCTGGGTCTTGATCGAATACTTCTTTGAGTATTTTCTTAGCCAGATCCATCACTTCCTTGGCACCGCCGTGCTCACGCACTTGCAGCAGTTCGTCGTTGTAGGATTGTAGCTTGACCCACTTATCGAAACCATCTTTATCCAGCAGAGGCGACATTTGTGCCAGTGCCTCGTTGCTGGATGGAATCCAGTCACGATTAGCAGCATCCCATGCGAACACAGGCAACACCTTGAGTTGCTGCTCCTGCAGTTCCTTGTCGCTGTCGCCTAGACGTTTCTGAATGTCACCAGTGTGCAACATCCAGTAGGTGTTACTAATAACCCTGTCACCGCTGTATTCCATATCGTTAAGATAGTCGATACGATGGTCTTCAATGAGGTTATTAAGTAGTGCTAGCAGACCCGTAGGGCGCTGTTCGTTGAGATAGTCGAAGTCACTCAGGGTAACGTGACTAGTCTCATGTTTGACAAAGTAACGCATACGGGCTAGCCATTCCTCGCTGCTGCTACTAGTAATGGCAGGGAGCCACATTACTTTGCCATCAGTGCGCGGAGTGCTGTCGTATTTGTCCCATTCCACCCTGACACCAGAGTTACGGGCACATGCTGCTACGTACGTCTCGAATTGTTTAACGTCAAGGTAGGTTGTCATAGGTTCCTTAGAATGGTGCTTCCTCGTGATCGGGCCTGCATGGTGCAGGCTTGCGTTGATTCACCGGGATAGGTTGCGAAGGAAAGGGCCAGGGGTGCGGATAGTTTCCCATGTTAGTTCACCGAGGTTACGTCTGCATAATTGTAGGTTACAAAGATACGATGGAACTCGCTATCTAGCCAGTCTTCTGTCTCTTTGTCTAGCTGCAGTCCCTGCGCTGCTAGGCGTAGGTTAAACTCGTCGAGGAATTGCGATAGCTCTTCCTGTGTCTTGAAATCAAGCAAACGTCGATCAGGCATGATGACAGACCCTCTTACTTTTGTAGAAACTAAACCCGAACTTCCACACCTTGACGAAGTGCAGACCGCCTACTTTCTTGTATCCGAACATATCACCTCCAGAGTACGTCGAAGAATGCTGCGAGTGCTACTAGTAACACTAGGCTAGCCCCGATGGATTCGATTATATCTCGCATACCTTACACCAAACTTACAGGGCACCTAGTGCACGAAGCCTAGATTTTGTGGTGCGAGTAGGCCAACGTGCCAGCGTAGCAAAGTTAATCATCACCAAGCCATTACTAGTATTGACTGTCGCAATGTGGTTACCATGTAGGTACACTTCCGAGAATCCACCATCCGCAGGGTATACCTCAGTGTTACCACTCTTCCACTTACGATGCTGCCCCGCAGCAAGACACATTTGCTGTTCAATTTTACGCATGATGATTCCTTATCGAACAAAATAACCGACGATGGATACAATTAGGAACAGAACGCAGTAGATAACTGCAGCATTAGATTTCGGATTCACAGCATCACCTCAATAAGAATACACACAATGAGTGGCACATAGAACAGCGCCATGAAAGCCCAGATGATTCGATCACCTTCAGACATGGGAGGCTTACGGGTTTTGATTTTGTATAACATTACAGTTCACCTCCCATCTGATAGCAGTCATACCACAGACTAGCATCCTCAACTGTGAGGTTATACCAGTAAGAGGCACCACCATATCGCTTTTCACAGAATCGTGCCTCGTCACAGCACGCCACAATGTAATCGAAGTGCATTATTAGTAACAGGGGCTTTCGCCCCTGCCCCTTAGTTAGTTCAGACCCGGACGGGCAGAGTTAACACTGTCTGCCAGAACAGCAAGCTTACCCCAGAGTTGCTCCAATTCTTCCGCAGTGAACACTTCACGGGTATCGCTGTCCCACTTTTTCTGTGCTGCATCGATGAACCCTACCATACGCTCGAAGTCACTCTTAGCTTCCTGCAGTTCCGACTTGCCTTTAGGCATAGGATTGCTGGAGTCGTCAAGTTTGACCGAGCCATCATCATTACGCTGCCATACGTCAACGTTATTAGTAACAGCTTTACCGATAACTGACTTAGCGGAGCGCAGGGAATTCTTTTCATCCTTAGACAATTCCCGGATAGCTTCCAACTTTTCCACCAGAAGCTTGTGCTCCCGGTCAAGTTCTTCCACGTTGCTAGGCTGGATCGGATAGCAAGTTGCCCGGACGTAGTTAGCCCAGATTCCAGACCCTGCCTCACGGCTAATATCTTTACCCTCTTTTGCTGCAGCGAGGGCGGAGCGAAGTTGAGTTTCGTACATGATAATCCTTTGCAATTGATTGACTTACTAGGCTTGAGACAGTGCATTACTAGTAACACACTGTCCGAAACCCTTGTTTCGGTTACTTGCGTATCTCCCTTGTAATCGGGATTCAAGTATCACCATAAAGGAAGGTAACTTGCCCGACGTTCTACAAACGTCCTAATAGCGTATCTACCGCATTAGCAAGCATACTGCCCGACTGCCACATATGCATGGGTTCTTTACCTTTTATGGTACTTTTTGCGCCTACCGAACTCGTACAGACGTTGCGCCGCTGTAGTCTAAGCTTTCGGGCTGCATTTATTTATAGAGCTTCAATGCAACTTGCTCTCATTGGTACCGATATTAGCGAGTTCCTAATCCCTTGTCAACTGCAGGGTTATTAACCCTGTTTGCTGACTTGCGAGTCACTCGCTGCAACCGATGCCCCGTTTGTACCGCAGCTTGATTTCCCTGTCAACTGTAGGGTTATTCGCCCCGGTGACCTGTGAATCAGTTGCTGCACAACCGACGCCCCAAAGGTACCACAACCGAATAACCGAGTCAAACGTAGGGGAATACGTAGTAAAAAGCATACAATCCCCTAGAGGCACGTCCCCTAGTGCGGGCAACATATAGAATATATCTATGGATAGAACCCTGAGAATACTAGTAACAGTGTAAGTACTCACTAACTTATTGATATAAATATATAATAATATAAATAGATAATATAATATATAGTCTGGGGGTAATATAAATATATAGGGAGTTATATATACTTTATATATTAACTTAGTAGTATATATAGCTATATAGTAGTATATACTATAGTTATATATATAATAATATAGTATTATAAGTAAAAAGTAGTATAATACTAAAGTTCACACAGTTCACGCAGTTTAATAATTTAGTGGTACCCGGGTAAGGGGGGTTGGGGGGTTGGTTTTAAATTGCACAACCCCTTAAAACTATCCCATAGAAATTAACTTGTCTAGACTTTTTTATTTTTTGAGTAGTCCCACCCACCCACCACACTCATTTAAACGGCTTTTAAGGCCCCTACAAGCGTTTTTTAGGGGATAGGTAAGGGGGTAGGTGCTATGTGAGATATTTTTGCCTTAAAACGGCCTATTTAAACCCATCTATAAAGTGACGTTTTGTACAAAAGTGTATCTAAGCACTCAACTTTCTGACTTTTGTGGAAACCCTATGCCTAAAGTAGCTTTAAATAGCATTGGTAGCCGTTATGGTTCTATTGATGCACTAAACGATAATTTTGATACCATTGAGACGGCGTTTGATAACACGCTCTCAAGGGATGGCACTGGCCCCAATTTCATGCTCAGCAACATTGACATGAACGGCTACGGGCTAATTAACGTTTCCTCAATCACTGTAGGCGGCATCGACTATGTAGTCAAACTAAATAACGATTACACATCTTATTACAATAGTATGACTACCATTTATAACAATTATCTCTCTGTTACACAAAAAGTAACTGTCAGCACAGCTTCTCCAACTGGCGGGGCCAATGGCGACATTTGGTTTAAAGTAAGCACCTAAAGGAACATTATGTCTGCTCTTTCTGATTATTCCGAAAAACTCCTTCTTGACTGGCTAATGACCACTGGTTCTGCCACGCGACCCACCGCTTGGTACGTAGCCCTATACACTGCTGCTCCTTCTGACAGCGGTGGTGGCACCGAAGTGTCTGGTAACGGCTACAGCCGTCAGTCAGTAACTTTTGATGCTGCGTCTAGTCCCGGTGGTACTACTAGTAATAACAACACTGTAAGCTTTACGGCTTCTGGTGGCTCTTGGGGCACTGTTAGCCACATCGGCATTTTTGATAACTCTTCTGGTGGCAACCTACTGTGGCACGGCGGCCTAACGGCTTCCAAAACTATTGGTGATGGTGACACCCTAGAATTTGCAATTGGCAACATTGACCTGACGGTTGCTTAATGGCAGTTGCTGGCTACCGAATTACAGAAGGCGGCGATAGTCGCATTCTGCAAAACGGGGATGTTCGCGTTACCGAAGGCTTTCAAACAGCCGAAGCTGCTCTATCTGCCAGCAGCGGTTTTGATTTTCTTGGAGTATTAAACGCAACAGCCAGTGCGTCAATTACTAGTACGTCTACTCTATCTGCATCTGGAGATGTTACTAGATATGGTGCAAGTATGGTGGCGAACAACAGCGCCGTTTCTGCAACAGGAGCACGAATTACGCAAGGTGCTAGTGCTTTGTCTGCAGAAGGTGCAATGGTTGCTTTCCCGCACCTTATTCTTAAAGGCGCAACCAATCTAAGTGGTAGTTCTACAATTAGCCCAGATGGTAGGGTTAAAAAGTATGTAGAAGTAGTAAGTGGACAAGCCATTTTTACTCGTATTCTTGAAAGCGAAGACACTCGCATCACAGAATCTGGCGATACTCGCATTACTAATATTATCCCAACTAACGAAATAGTAGGATCATTAGTAGCTTATGATGACTATACACCATTTAGCAGCACAGCCTATTATAAAACTGGTGGCGTGTGGAAACAATCAGATGTTTACGTTAAAAACAATGGTAATTGGACTGCACCGCTGGCGGTGTACAAAAAAATCTCTGGTAGCTGGAAAAGGATATACTAATGGCTAACATTAAAATTTCGGACTTAACGGCTGCAGCAGCAGCGTCAGGTACGCAAGAGTTTGAGGTTAACGATAGCCTCACCAGTAAAAAAGTTACTGGCGCACAAATTCTTTCGTATGTTCAAGCAAACACAACTCCTGCATCAATTGGAGCACTAGCAACTTCAGCAATTGGTTCAACTGTTCAAGCATATGATGCAGACCTTGCTGACCTTGCGACAAACGGCCCCGGTACTGGAAACAACCAGTATGTAAAACGCGATGCTTCTGCTAAAGTTCCAATTGGTTCTACATGGAAAGTTTACGAATCAGGCGGTGTTTTGTTTTTTGAAGTAAGTGGTGTTGCAAAAGCAAAACTTGATGGCTCAGGCAACCTTACTGTAACGGGTAACGTTACTGCTTACGGGACTATGTAATTATGCCGTTTCTTCAGTCGTCAGGTGCTATTTCTATTAATCACATTAAAACGTTATTTGGTGGCCCTGCTTCACCTGCACTTTCTAACTACTATCGGGGCGGGGCGTATATCCCATCGACAAAAAGCACAACCACTAGTGTTAGAGAACCATCTTCTGGCAATTACTATCAAATAGGTTCTGGCGGTTCAGTAGTTTCATATTACTGGACGGTGTTTAATAGTGGATTCACGCCCGGTGACCAGAATGGCACCAATAGGTATATGTGGAATAGGTTCCCTAATCAGGGAGAATTATCTATAGGCGGTGGTGTTATTAACAGTTTTACTTCTGGTATTTATACATACTATAAAGGTTCTTATAGAGGGTACACATACGACTCTTATAACGGCTTAACTAACAGTTATTGGGGTATTTACAGAACATATCAAAGTAGTACCACAGTCAATATCAATACGAACGTCCCTACATCTGGGCAGATTTCTATAAGCCAATTTTACGGAGCAGAAAAACCATGAATATTACTCGCGCACTAGTTGCTGTTTATGTATACCCGGAGTTCGCAGGAAGGATGAATGTAGTTCGCCGTGTTCATTGGCTTTTGAAATTTGAACAGGATGGCTTTAGCAGTGATGCTTATGTTGAAACGTTTTTAAACGTTGATAATATTACAAACTTTATTCCTGCCAACGAAATTGGGACAGAACAAGTATTGCAATGGGCGTTTGATACGCAAGGTGGTGATGAGTTTGTCGACACTCTGCGCCCATATCACGCTGAACAGATCGCGTATCAGAAGTCAATTTCTGGTCAGCAGTCCTACACGGACGGGTTCGACTTCATCGTGCAAACCGCCGCTCCGACTGTGCCTTCTTCGGTGCTATGACCTCTCCCCTCGTTCACATTGGCTGTGTCGCCAATTTGTACTCCCGCATGATGCACTTTCGCAAAGCGGGAGACATAGAAATAGGTCACGCACACCAGTTTGACCACTTGACTCTACTAGCCAAGGGAAAACTTAAGGTTACTGTAGAAGGTCAAGTGACTGAGTTTACCGCCCCGCACATGATATACATCCACAAGGACAAAATACATGAGCTTGTAGCTATGGTTGACAATACTGTGGCTTACTGCATACACGCTTTACGTGATAAAGAAAATAACGAAATTCTTGATCCGTCTATGATTCCTGCTGGAGTAAATCCTTTGTCTTTAGCTGGCCCCATTTGTTCTTAATTTAGTGTAAAATTTATGGCAGAAGAAGTAACACACGCAGAAATTTATGCTCGACTCATTGAAGTTGAAAGTAAAGTAGATTGTATTAATCAACGTACACAAGATGTAGTTGATGCCTTTAATGCTGCGCGTGGAGCTTTTACTGTGCTTGAGTTTATTGCTAAAATAGCTAAACCACTTTTATGGATAGGTGGTTTAGTTGCAGCAATTGGTGCAATGTGGTCTAACTACAAACCATAATGGATCCAATTACAGCCGCAGCTACCGCGTTTGCAGCAGCACAAACGGCTGTAGCTACAATTAAAAAAGCACAAGCATTAGGTAAAGACATTTCCAACATTATTGGAGAGTTTGGTAAATTTTTTGATGCTAAAGACGTAGTTCAAAAAGCAGCAAATGATTTAGGTAAAAAAGGACAATCCGATACTAGTAAAGCATTAGAAATTGTAATGCATGCTGAACAGCTTAGACAAGCTGAAGAAGAACTAAAACATCTTTTAATTTACGGATATGGGCAAGCGGGTCTTTGGGAACAACTTCTTCTTGAACGCAGCAAGATACGTCAAGCTAAAGAACGAGAAGCGCGTGAGTTAGAACGTAAACGTAAAAAAATAGCTAAACAACGTGTAGATTGGGCAATTGGTATTGCCGTTATGCTTGCAGTAGGAACAGCACTTACATCAATATTAATAATGATTGTTTCAGTAGTTAATTCAAGGGGTAACGCATGGATTGGTTAAAACAAATTGCACCAACAATTGCAACTGCACTAGGTGGCCCTCTTGCTGGCATGGCTGTATCAGCAATTGCTAAAGCTGTAGGTGTAGATGAGGATAAAGTACAAGATTTAATTTCTAGCAATAAAATGACACCTGAACAAATTGCACAGGTTAAGATTGCCGAGATTGAACTTAAAAAACAAGAAAATGAATTGGGCCTCAACTTTGAGGCTCTTGCTGTAGATGATAGGAAGTCTGCTCGTGAAATGCAAGCAGCTACTCGGTCTTTAGTGCCTCCTATGCTTGCTGGTGCTGTAACTATTGGATTTTTTGGCATTTTAGGCATGATGTTATTTGGAACAATGGACGCTAATAATCCTGCAATTTTAATGATGCTTGGTAGTCTAGGCACTGCGTGGACAGGTATTATCGCCTATTATTTTGGTTCGTCTGCTGGTTCACAAGCTAAAACAGAAATGCTTTCTAAAACTAATAAATGACACAACTATCTAGAAACTTTACACTAGCAGAATTGTGCAAATCAGAAGTTGCTATTCGTCGCAACATTGATAACACTCCTTCTGAAAAAGTACAAAATAATTTACATATTCTTGTTGCTAATGTGCTACAACCATTGCGTGATAAGTTTGGGCCAGTAACCATTAACAGTGGATATAGGAGTCCCGCAGTAAACACCGCTGTGGGAGGCAGCCCTTACAGCGATCATTGTTTAGGTATGGCAGCAGACATTGAGATTGTAGGCATTGACAATAAAGTATTAGCTGAATACATCCAAGATAACTTTAAGTTTACTCAACTTATTTTAGAGTTTTACACAGACGATGTACCTGACAGTGGTTGGGTACATGTTTCGTATGATGAAAAAGATTTAAAGTGCCAAGTTCTTCGTGCCGTTAAAGAAAACGGCAAAACTGTTTATCATAAAGGAATTTAATATGCCAATGGCTCAAGGTAAATCTCAAAAAGCAATTAGCAAGAACATTAAAGCAGAAATGAAGAAGGGTAAGCCTCAAAAGCAAGCCATTGCCATTGCACTAAGCAAAGCAGGTAAGTCACTACCTGAGCGTGGTGAGCGCACTGCTAAACACATGGCTAACAAAGCAAAGAAAAAATGAAGCTAGTGTATGTAGTGTGGGAAGACGCTACAGAGCTAGATGTGACAGCATGGGCAGAGCACGAGGAAGAATTTACATACACTCCCGTACATTGTAAACAAGTAGGTTTCTTACTATACGATGGGCCTGAAGGCATTGTTGTTACGAATGGCGTAATTGAAGACGGCACTGTAGCTCGTCGAAACCAAATACCTCGCGGTATGATTAGGAGAATTGAATGGTTGACCGAACCAAGTTCCTCGACGGAAGCGGCAAGCGAGTAGTTTTACAACTATTTAAAGAGTTTGCTAGAGTAGACGTTAAATTTAAACCCGTATATACACTGCAAGAGTGGAAAGAGGTCTTTTTAGACTGCCGTGATCCTTCTGAGTATAGTGTGGCTATGGCACTGCTAGGTGATTGGGATCACTGGTTAGAAGTGCGTAACCACCCTATTATTAAACCACACATTGATAAGTGGCATTCTGAACTGGAAGTTAAACTGCGTTCTGAAGCCATTCAACAGATGAAGGCACATGCTAAACAACCCGGAGGCACTGCAGCAGCTAAATGGTTGGCAGACAAAGGATATGCTCAGGAAGGGGCTAAAAAGCCCGTAGGACGGCCTAAGAAAGAAGAAGAGGTACTACCCCCTTCTGCAGGTCGAATTGCAGGTGATATGGCTCGTTTAGGTATTGTTGTAGGGGGTAAGAAGTAATGCCGTACATGACTAACGGAAAACGTGATTATAAAAAACAATATGAAAAGTATGACGGCAAAAACGACGTAAAAAAAGATCGTGCTAAACGCAATGGTGCTCGTCGTATGTTAGAGCGTGAAGGCCGAGTGTCTAAAGGAGATGGTAATGATGTTGACCATAAAACACCACTTAGCAAAGGTGGAAGCAACGCTAAGAAAAATCTTCGTGTACGTTCGTCAACTGCTAACAAAAGTTTTTCACGCACTAAAACTGGGAAAATGAAATGACCAAGAAACCAGCTAAGTCTAAAGTAAACGCCGCTGGTGTCTACACTAAACCCACCATGCGTAAGGCATTGTTTGAAAAAATTAAAGCAGGCAGTAAGGGTGGTGATCCCGGTGAATGGTCTGCACGTAAAGCACAAATGCTTGCTCGTGAGTACAAAGCTAAAGGTGGAGGTTACAAATCGTGAGCAAATCTGCTAAACATTATTTACCAAACGGGAAAGAATATAAAGGCCCAGTGCATAAAATGGGCAACCAATTGCACACAGGCGCAAAACACTCTGAAAAAAGTCAAAAGCTAACGCATACACCACCTAAGAAAAAGAAATGAAAAACCCACAACAATCGTTGCGCGAGTGGACTGCACAAAAGTGGCGTACTTCTGACGGCAAACCTTCTAAAGGCAAAAAGCGTTACCTACCTGATGCTGCTTGGAAAGCCCTGTCTCCTGCTGAAAAAGCTGCTACTAATAAAGCTAAAGCCAAAGGCAATGCTAAAGGTAAACAGTTTGTAGCTCAACCTAAAAAAATTGCTGCTAAAACAGCTAAATATCGTTAAGGATAATTATGGCTAAAGACCCTCGACTAGAACGTGCTGGCGTGTCTGGTTTTAACAAACCTAAGCGCACTCCTAGCCATCCTACTAAATCACACGTTGTTGTTGCCAAAGAAGGCGATAAAGTAAAAACTATTCGATTTGGGCAGCAAGGTGTTTCTGGTAGCCCTAAGAAAGAAGGCGAATCTGAAAGCTACCGCAAGCGTCGTGAATCTTTTAAAGCTCGTCATGCCAGTAACATTTCTAAAGGTAAAATGAGTGCTGCTTATTGGGCAGACAAAGTTAAGTGGTAATGACAGAAAAAGAACTAGTAAAACAGGCTGCGGAAGCAGACCTGTTAACTTTTATTAAACTTGTTGCACCGCATCGTGTACTCGGTGCAGTGCATGAAGAGCTTTGTGTTTGGTGGCAACGTGAGGATGCTAAAGACAACCAGCTAGTGTTATTGCCTCGGGATCATCAAAAGTCAGCTATGATTGCCTATCGTGTAGCACATCACATTACTAAGCATCCTGAAGCAACTGTACTGTATGTTTCTGCAACAGCTAACCTTGCAGAGAAGCAGTTAAAAGCTGTAAAAGATATTTTGCTGTCAGACATTTATCGTTTTTATTGGCCCGAAATGGTCAATGAATTGGAAGGTAAGCGTGAACGTTGGGCTGTGGATGAAATTAGCGTAGACCACCCTAAACGAAAAGCAGAAGGCATTCGTGATGCGACTATTAAAGCAGCAGGTATCACTGCTAACGTAACCGGGCTACACTGCTCGGTTGCTGTGCTTGATGACGTAGTGGTGCCTGACAATGCTTATACGCAGTTAGGTCGTGAACAAGTTAGAGCGTTTTACTCACAACTATCTTCTATTGAATCTACTGGTGCAAAAGAATGGGCAGTAGGTACTCGTTACCATCCCGGTGATTTGTACAAAGACATGATGGAGATGACTGAAACCTACTATGATGAAGAAACTGACACTGAAGTAGAACTAGAAGTGTATGAAGTATTTGAGCGCACTGTAGAAACTAATGGTGAATTTCTTTGGCCTAAACAACGCCGAACAGATGGTAAGACGTTTGGTTTTGATGCTAAAGAACTAGCACGTAAAAAAGCTAAATATCTAGACATTACTCAGTTTTACGCTCAATATTACAACAACCCAAATGCTGTAGAAACACAGCTTATTGACCGAAGCCGTTTTAACTATTATGACAGGGACAAGATTGAAAATTTTAGTGGGGCTTGGTATTTTGGTGATAAGCTTCTACATGTGTACGCAGCGATGGATTTTGCATACACAGTCAACCATAATTCAGACTATACAGTTATTGCAGTAGTTGGTGTAGACGAAGATAATAACTACTACATTTTAGATATTGACCGATTTAAAACAAATAAAATTTCTGTGATGTATGACAGAGCAGAATCGGTATTTAGAAAGTGGAGATTTAAAAAAATGCGCTGTGAAGTTGTAGCAGCACAGCGACTTATTGTTACACAGTTTAAAGATTACATGCGTAGTCAAAACATCGTATTTACTGTGGAAGAATATAATCCTCCACGTAACATGAGTAAAACAGAGCGAATTGCAGCTATTCTAGAACCTCGTTATAACAACAATCAGATTTGGCATTACAAAGGTGGTAACTGCCAGATTCTAGAAGAAGAACTCATTATGAACAACCCAGAGCATGATGACGTTAAAGATGCTGTGGCTTCATGTGTTGAAATTTGTAAGTCTCCAATTTCTAGCAGAACTTGGGGTCGTAAATCTAACGTAGTAGCTTTTAATAGCAAGTTTGGTGGCGTAGCCTACTAAGAGGATAATATGAACGAAAATATTCAGGTTTCTT